CATCATTGTTTCTGCTATTGAAGGGCCGAACCCTGTCTTGTTCCAACACGAAGAGTCAAGAACTGTATAGTGAGGTGTTGGATCTTCTTGTTCTACTTGTAGTATTCTATCGGCTAGTTGCTCTGCTGTCAACTGTTTTACATATAACTCACGATAGACCCAGATATTATTATCCCAATCAATTGCACCCCATAACACACAAGAAGGACTCGCATAGCCGTAGTCAGCCGCCCTGATACGTGGAAAGTTGGTAGGTAATTCAAAATTAGGGACAACATGCTTACTTCTACTAAACTCTGGGAACGCTGCACCTTCAGTTACTTCCCAGTCTCCTTCTAATAATCTCTTACGTTCAACCTCTGGCAGTGAACGCAGCATAGCTTCGTACTGTCCGTCTGCCAACAAGTATGGATTGTCAGTCAAACGTGCAGGTATGAACCTACGATAAAATAGTGGCTCTCCTTCTTTGTCGTGACCTTTGGGCCACAAAAAAGGTTTACCTGTTTCGATATCCATTGCAGGAAAAGTTGATCCATGTTCATATGGATCGATATACATCTTCTTAACCCACCAACCACCAACCCCTCCGGGGTTCGCTGTGCATCGCATGTACAAATGCTCTTGTAATTCTTGATCTGTTGTTCTTAGTCGTGAACGGAGATAATCCCAAACGTATGGTGTTGGGTATTGTGTTATCTCGTCTATACCTATCCAGTTAAACGCTTGACCTTGAAATCGAGTTACGTCTTTATCTTTGTCTAAATATGTAAACCAAATTGTTGCACCTGATGGAAAGTGCCACGTTGATTTTGATTCTCTAAACTTTGCACCCGGAAAGGCTTTAGGATACAGTTGACGTGATTTGTCTATTAGTTCAGTAAGCTCATCAAGAGTACGCCTAAGAAGAAGCCCACGATGATTGCCATTATGACAATACCTAAGGGGGTCAGCAAGAAGGGCAAAACTTTTTCCTCCACCTGCCGAACCACCGTAGAGTACATCTCTTTCAGACGAGGAAAGAAACTCCTCTTGAGGCCCTTCATTTGGCTGAAAAATAATTTCACGCCCATCCACAAGCTGTTCAACAGCGTTAGGAAGACCGTGTAGATCTTCTTTATCGATAAGTGTGGACTCTGTATTATCTCTGAGTGCTTTATCGACTTTTGTGATCTTTTCTTTGAGTTTCTTTGCATAATGCCTTTTATCCTCTGCCTGTTTAGTAGCTTTTGCTGCTCGTTTTTCTGCATCTCGTAACCTCTTTTGTGATTGCTTACGTGCTTTTACAGCGAAAGAATAGTAATAGTTTGATTTAGGTGCGTTGGGATCTTTCTTAGGTCGCCCACGCTTTCGTTGTTCGGTCATTCGTCTTTAATCATAGCTTTTCGTGAGGTAGAACCTTTAGTATACTTATCTTTATTAAAAGGAATAAGTTTAGTGTGTGGGCTTTTTGGAAATTTAAGTTTTGGTGTTTTCTTTTTTGTACTTGATCTTAAATCAAGAAAAGAAGATAATCCAACAACTATTGGTACAATAGGGTTACCCATCGATTACGACCTCTTTCTTTGGCGGCAACAGGACTATTCCGTGTACTGCCTGTACGTTTACATTGGTTGTTTCTTGTTTACCCAGTCCAACCCTGTTTAAAAGCGATTCTGCAGCCCTGAAGCGTAGGTCATCCCCTCTTTCAGGTACTGGGTTGTCAATTGTGCTTACAAGGCGTGTAGCCGCCTTAAATGCGTTCATAGACAGTACGTTTTGTGTACGTCTGATAATCTCATCTGCGAGTGAATTACGTAACCATGTGACCGATCCCTTCGCATATCCTGCTTTTACGGCTGCATCGGTTACATTTCCACCATTATCGAAGAGGTTTTCAAGAAACTGCTCTTGTTGTGGTGTTATTTCACGTTCTTTGTTTGGTTGTTTTGGGAGTAGATTTGGCACAACGGTATGCTCTTGGTTGCATATGGGGTCTGTACAGTGGTATTTCACTTACTATTTCGTAAACTCGTGTCAAACACATGTCTTTTGTTGCGTATGGCCCACGAATATCTTTTAATTCTTCACAATATCGTGTTTCTTGTGGCATACCCCACAGACATGCTAGTACAAATGCTTCAAACATATGCTTATTTTATGTTAAATTACACGAATTGTCAATAAAAAGGCTAAATACACGTTAAAATACAATAAATACTTGGTTGCATGTGCTTTTATTGAGTATTCGCTATCTTTATAATAAGAATATACAGATAAATAGTCAAGTGATAAATTATTTTATTGACAAAACGTAAATCCGACTATACAATCGGAGTGTAACCCTCCGGGAAATACACCGTACCCTATAGGTTATCCCAATACGTTGCACCGTAATGTGTACAAGTAACTAATTTACTAAAAAATATGGCGAGATTGCATGCAATATGCCAGTGACCCCCACTGTCCCTTGCGTACGCACACGCAATAAGTATTTCTGCCAGTTTTGATTTGTCAAAAGAACATCATTGACACAATACCAAAGGCAAAAAAGCCAACCCAATCTATAAATCCAATCAAATAAAAGCTTAATCGTCACATCATGTACGCCATGTAATAGCGTTTGTCATACAACTAATTCTAAAAGGTTTATATTTGATGTTTATATTGCGTTTAAATCTACGTACAAAGCATAAAAGAATAATCATTTAATATTAATCATTTAAGTATTTATTAAAGGTATACGCAAAGAAAAACCCCCTTAACTAATGTTAAGAGGGCTAAGAGGAGGATTAGATATTATTATTGCATTAAATCAGTATTCAATGCAACAAGTTTATATTCACCAGATCTAATTTTTCTTCTGGTTTCGTGGATATCTTCACCAAGAAATACATTTCGATATCTTCCAGTTGTACTTGAATAATCCCAATATTCTTTATCAAGATATATCTGATAAGTATCGCCATCATCAACCTTAGTTGCAATAATAGAACGATATGATTGAAAGATAGTTCTTTTTAAATAGTCTGATACTTCAGTAATAATGAATTGGTTTACTACTGGTTTACCTTGTCTATTTTCCATATTTTTAACTTTGATCATCTTCATTATTTAACCCCTTCTTTTTTCTTTGATAGTTCAATTAATTCTTCAAGATCATATTGGTGATGATCTTTCTTCATAACTACCCTTGAATGATCATTAAAGAAGTAATAGCGACCAATTTTAAACTCTTCCTCGTACTTTTTTTGATCTGCCTTTGAAACAGTACAAGCAAATGAAGTTTTTAATATTTCAATAACTTGATCTTTAGTGCAATTGATAGAAATCATACCAATCTGTTTGTTATCTTCATCAAACATCTTAATATAAAAAACGCCAAAATCACCAAACAAAGTATATTTCATGGTAATACGTTGCCCACCAATTCGAGTAACTTTGAAATCATCTTCAGCTTTATATTCATTTTTATATAAAGTTATTTGTGTTTGAAAATCATTATTCATTTTTTATTTTCTCCTATGAAAAAAGGCTAGATTAATTTCTAACCTAGCCTAATTAAATTATATTATTTCTATTTAGTCAAATATTATTTTTTTATAAAATATCGATCCAAATAAACATTATATGAAACAACTTGTTCTTCTTTTTTTAAAACTTCAAGCCAATCACGAACAACACCTTTTGGTAAACCAGTTCGCCTTACAATTGAATTAAATTTTAATCCATATGTAGCTTGAGCAAGTACAAAAAATATAAGTCTTTTGTCTGAGTTTATTAGTCCAATCGCTTGATATTGTGACCATGTTTGGCGTAGTGTTTTTGCCATGTCAAATATACGTACTCGACTACGTGATGATTTACCGTATTTCTTAATCGCATTCTCGCTAACTATTTCGATACCTTCGATCATGTCTGAGATTTTACGAACTGTACTCATGTTAAACCCCTTTCATTCTGATGTTAGTTATACGATCAGCTATAACAATACCGTTGCAAGTGTCACAACATCTACCGTCAGCTAAAGGTAAAGCATTATTGCCTTCATACCAATATGTGTCTATACCTTGTCTATCCTTACCAAGATATTTTGGTTGAATAGTTTGATCACAAACGATACATATTTGTAGTTTTGATTTATCTATAGTCATATTTTCCCCTTTCGTTACTAAGATATAATTGCATAGATAATTAAACAAAACAGTATAACAACAACTGTTCTGTATATAACGTAGGCTAATTCTAAACCGTCATTCATTAGGCTACTTCCAATTCTTTCCAAGCATCACATTCAATAACGTCTCTAACTTCATCGTTACGTGTTCTTTGTACAGATGGAATATCAGCCGTTGATTTACCACTTCGAATTTTAATAAGCTTATCATCAACTACCCTTTCAATAGTTTGATCAGTATGAGTTGCCCAATGTGTTAAAGCATTATAACCTGCCCACATAGTTTGACCAAGTTCAGTTTGTTCTTTCTCAAATCTATCCAGTAAATAATTCATCTTAGTTTCATTAACTGGTTTAACTAAATTAGCTTGTGCAGACTTAGTATTTTTTTTACAGATTGTATCTTTTAAAATATTACCAAACTGTTCAAGAGACATTTTAGAAGCATTCCAATTAACCATTTGTTCTGACTGGTTAGTCCAATGCTCTAGTCCAATTTGTGCTTTAGTCATCATTGCCGTAGTAGATAAATTACGTGTATGTTTTGCAACTTGATGGTAAGCTTTCTGACCACCAAACACCATTGTATTTTGGCAAAGATTACGATACGCACCACTAAAAACTTGGAATGACCAAGACATATCACAACTATTATAGATATCTATCCTAGATAAAACTTTATCTTTCTGACTAGCAATTTGCTTTTCTAGATCATGGAAAAATATAGTTCTATGAGCTTGCAACCCACCTTTAAAAAGTTTATCAACTACGGTGATATTATCTAAAGGTAAATCTGATTGTGATAATATCTTAGCTTGTTCATTAAACAATTCATGGTGAGGTACTAACTGGTATGTTGAACTAACTGGTCTAGTTGGTAACAACTTATCTGTTGCAGAATTGTACAAACCAAAATAGCTATCTAACTTTTTAGTCTCCATTATTTCACCTTGGTTATATTCTGTTTTGATACCACTTGGTATTTCAGCCAGTAATTTAACTTTCTGGATTTTACTGTTATCTTCATAAAAAGATATATCTCTAAAATCTCTATGAGTTGAAACAGTATCGCTTGTATCTATTCTAGATAATTCATTCATAATTTTTCTCCTATGTTTAATTAATGAAATGAAATTCAACCTTAAACTATCTAGATTAAATAGCAATAGTTTTATCAATTATTTTATTTTTATTTTCTATGATTTTTCTTTTTTTATTTAGAAAAGAAAATTGGACTTGCCCTTTGGGAAAAATAGCTTTTTGGAAACTATCACCTTCAATAACCATTAATTGTTCATTAGTGTCAATTGATTTGTCATCGTTAGTGTCACCCAGTTTGTCAATGTCTGCGTGCATAACTGGTTTACCGTTCTCTATATAAATCCAAACTCGACCGATCCAATGTTTATCAACTGGTAACCATCTAGATTTACCGTTTACTATTCTTTCATAGTGGAAGCAATCCATTGTGTATGGATCATAACGCACCTTATGTGAATAGTAAAACAACTCTTGATTGTTTGGTAATCTGTTCTGAATAATACCATTGACAAAAGCGTGTACATTTTTGCGACCTTCTTCACGTACTCTTTTGTTACCACTCTTGCGAACAACAAACATGGCGTTAGTTAGATAAGCTTGACTAACTTTTCGTGTCACCTTGTTTGTCTTGTAATCTAATACAGATAAGTTCTTTTTTCTTACGTTAAAGTATATTCTATTTCGCATAATTAATTTTCTCCTATGTAGTTATTTGTACAGATTATACTATCTTGATCTATTGTCAAATTCTTTATCACAATAGCTAGACATCATTTTTTCCAAACTATCTAATTTATCTTTGTCGTACTTGTTCAACCAGTTGTACAATTCGTTTACGGAAATTTCCCAAACTTCATCACACAACTCCTCTTTGATTTGATCGTTACCTCTATGTGACATTGTTTGTCATTTCTGCTCTAGCTAGTTTAGATTCTTCAAGGTGAAGCGACATTGATGTAAAGTAACTTGATAATTGTCTTGCCGTTTCAAGTGTTTTCTTTTCAGTATCTACATCATCATTAGGCTTACCGTCATCCCAACTTCTCATGTTTTCTTCACACGAATCGACAAGTAAAGCTAACCCCTCTTGGATAGCATCGACTTCTGATTCTTTGAAGCCTTCTGTAGTGTCATCGCCTTTGCTATCTATGTAGACACGAATACACTTGGACTTGTTCATAGGTTGTCCATCTGTGTACTTCTTCCAATCTTCACCGTCAATGAGATACTGACCTCTCCAACGCAAATTGTATCTATCTGTGTTGATGTGTTTCTTCATCAGCTTTACCATCTTTAAGTTTTCTTCTGTGTTAGGTATTTCGCTAAAGACATATCGATGTTGACTGTGTAGCCTTTCTAGGAAAGTGTTTCTCTCTTTTAGATCATCTACCTTTTTGGTAAGCATCGCAACTTCGACACCAAAGTTTTCTTTACGCATATCGATGTTCTCTTGTCGATAACTTTCATTTGCTCTAGTTAGATTATCGTTTGCCTTACGAATATCTTTTACTTCGATTTCTAGTTCTCTTATTCTGTTGTCAACTTCTTCGCCTATGTTGACTAGCTTGACTTCATATTTACTCATTTATTTTCCCCTATTCTGTTATATCTATCGCTACTATGTCGTATTCATCAAACATATCTCGTATTTGTTCTTCATTATATGCTTTAACATAAACATAAGCAGTTCCATTAGTTTGTGTTGTATCTTTAAATTCTACGTAATACCTTTTCATTTATTTTCCCCTTTCAAAATGAATTTAATTACTTCGTTTGTCCAACCGTTACCAAGTATCTTATAACCTTGACTATTACTAACTGACTTACAGTAATCATCTGGTAACGTTTGCAACCTACAACATTCTTTTACAGTAAGCTTTCTCCATTGTAAAGTATTATCTTCATACGCATTTGGATAACGACCAACTGGCATAGGTGAAACTACTGCATCTTTGTCTACTGTAGATAGACACCGTGACTTATCATTATCATAAACCTCTAATGTCTGTACAAGTGGGATTGACTTATCGTTATCCTTACGGACACCTTCCTCGTTTATACGTCTACCTTTTACAGAAGCAGAACGACAAAGTATTTTAGGTTCACGATTACCACCACCACAAGTGTTTAATGTCGGTGACTTTCCTTCAACTGAATAGACACGTTTAAGTATATCGTGTCCATTTAGATCAGCTATACCAACTTGTTTGCAACCATCTCCAAATACTAACTGTCTACGTGACTTCTCGAAGTAAGTTCGTAAGTTACCACCTTTCCAATAGTTTGCATCTAGACAATATGACTTCTCCCTATCTACACAACCACACTCGATGATGTCTTTGAGTTTGATACCTTTATCTTCTGGTATTTTGAAATCAAAATCTGTTATGTACATTCGTACTCTATTTTGTGCAGATACGATAGACGAATTGATAATGTACATCTTTAGTTTAGGATTGATCTCTTGTAATGTGTTGACAATAATATCTTGCCATTCTTTTTTCATTCGCACGTTTTCAAATAATAGTTTTAAGTTTGGATTACGTTCGTAATGATATTTATATATCTTGACAAACTCAAAGAATAGTTTGGATTGAGGGTGGTCAAAGTTCAAACCTTTGCCTGCTACTGAAAAGCCTTGACAAGGTGAGCCACATAGAATGACATCTACCTTTGGAAATCCATTAATATCCCAAAACTTCATTATGTCTTTTATGTCACCTAAATGTAAAAGATCATTATGATTATCTTGAGCTACCTTGATAGCAAACTTATCTACCTCTGAACTAAACCAGTTATCTACTGGTAGTCCTAACTCTTTTACTGCTTGGCGACCTATCTCGCCACCACTACATAAATTAAGCCAGTTCATTAGTCCTTCTCCAAATTAAATTCATTATTTAATTCCCACAAACAATTATCCATATCTTTTATATCTGTCAAATAGATGTCGTCTATCTCTCTTATGTTATGCAAGACAGTATCTAATGTTATGTGAACTTTTTTTATTGTGCTTAATTGTTCTGGGGTAAGAGACTTCATAGCCTTCTTTCGTAAGACAACCAGTTTATCTCTTTCTATTTCCCATTTGTTTTTTTTAGTCATAATATATTTTCTCCTTTACAGGGTAAGTTATACAAGTAAATATACCTTGTCAACAAAAAAAAAGAGCAACCGTGAAGTTGCCCTTTTACATAGGAGGAAAATATGAGTGTTAACGTACACTCTCCTTATATTGCTTGACATTTACAGAATACTTCTGACTTAACTTATCTAGTCTAGCCATGTTATCCTTCTGCCAATCAACACAAGCTTGTTTTGTCTTGTTGACATAACACGTTATCCATCTACGATAATCTATGTTGTGTCCTTTTTTGACAAATTCTTTGTCTTGTAAGCCTATACGTACTGCTGACAATTTTGCATCTACAGTCCACATACTGTCACTTCGTTGGTTTATCTGTGTCTTCAGTTTGTCTTTTTGCATAAGCTTTCTCTAAATCATCTAAGTAAAGTTTTACAGATGTTCTAATTAAATCTGCAACGCTTACTTGCATATTAAAGGTTTCAGATTCTTTTGTCGAGAAGTTTCTTAACTTATCGTAATCTTTTTTTTCTATAGTTAGATTGTACGACATTGTTTCGCTGAATATCTTGTTTGGTCTGGTCATACTACATTTATCCTCTCATACAATTCAAAATCAAAAGTCTGACAATATTCTTTTATGGTGCTAAAATTAGGTTTGCTTTCCCTATCATCATACCAAATATTTTTTTGTAAGTATGACAATATCTCTTCTTTTGTATTAAAACTCTGATATGCTTCTTCAACGTATGTGTAATCTCCAATGCCATCTACATCGAAGCCTTCTTTATCTACATAGCTTTTGAGTATATATTTTAATCTGGTTTTAGTCATAATCGTGTATCTCCCAAAGGGTTGACACATGACTATCACGGATTTAAAATTCTGTCAAATTATTTTTTACGTTGACAATAAATTAGTTGTATGATTTATATTTGTAAATGAATTGGATAAATAATTATGTGGGAAATTTACATATTGTACATAACGGGCGTTATCGTGGGGATTGTCCTCTGTGTGGTAGGATCAATACCTTTAGTGTAACGGATACTGGCTTTGAAAGATTGTGGTATTGCTTTCATGCTGATTGCCACACAAAAGGATCTACTGGTGTGCAACTGACAAAAGAAAACTCAAAGATTGCATTTAAAGAAAAGATAACCAGTACAGAAACTAGTAATGAGTTTGAGATACCAAATACATTTGTATCTTTATCACGAAGCAAACAAGCTGAAGAATATGTAAAAAGAGTTGGATCGTATGAAGCTTATTTATCTGGATTAGCAGACATAAGATATGACTTGCAACAAGATAGAGTTGTCTATCTGGTGAAAAGTATTAGTAATGGAAGAGTTGTAGATGCAACTGGTAGAAGTTTAACAAATAGGAAACCGAAATGGAGAAGATATGGAACTAGCAGAACTACTTTTTTATCTGGAGACGGACTTTGTGGAATTATTGTCGAAGATTGTCCTAGTGCTTGCAGTATTAGTAACCTTGCAGTCGGAATAAGTTTGATGGGTACAAGTTTACTAGATGAACACATTGATGTCATTAGACAATTTAAAAAAATTTATATAGCACTTGACAAAGATGCTACTGGTAAGGCAATATTGATGATGAAGAAATTACGGAATTATGTTCCAACTAAGTTAATTGTTTTGAACAAGGATTTAAAAGATATGCAGATAGGGGAAAGAAATGAGTTCATCAGGCGTTATATCGATTGACAAACAAGTATTAGGTTTCTGTCTGAACATTGACTTCTTTAACAAGGTCAAGAATAAGATAGACAGAACAATGTTCGATAACGAACTCAAAGATATATTTGACACCATAGTCTATTCACACACCAAGTACGAACGAAGTTTGTCTGTGGCTGAACTATCTACAATATTCAACGACCGTAACCCTGCCATGCCAGACTCTAGCCGTAGTCGTGTACAAACTATGATAGCTGAATTGGTTGCACCATTAGATAGTGATGAGTTACATACTGATATTGTAAACAATCTTTGGTTACGTGATAGAGCAAGGCAGATAGGTGAAAAAGCACTAGAGATATTTACTGGAGATAGTGATGAGTTTGGAGAACTCAAGAAACTAATCGACACAGTTGATGATGGTAGAATAGGTGACAAGACAACCTATACAATTGTTGACAAAGATTTAAACCAGTTGCTTACAGAAGAAGCAGGTGACAATGACTTTCCATTTACATTTAATCTAATTAACGAGAGCATTAGAGGATTGGATAGAGGTAACTTAGGTATTCTGTTTGCACGACCAGAAGTAGGCAAGACAACCTTCTGTTGCTTTTTGGCTGCATCCTATATCAGACAAGGTTTCCAAGTTGTTTACTGGGCAAACGAAGAACCTGCTACACGAATCAAGTTAAGAATTATACAGTCATACTTTGAACTAACAAAAGAAGAGATGGTTGCTAGACGGTTTGAACTTGTTGAAACATACAAAAAAGAGATAGAACCTTATTTAGTTATTATGGATTCTGTTGGTACATCTGTTGAAGAAGTAGATGAGTATGCTAAACTAAACAAACCAGACATCATGTTTTGTGATCAGCTAGATAAGTTTCGTATCAAAGGTGAATACAATCGTGGAGACGAAAGACTGAAAGAAACATACGTGACTGCAAGAGAGATAGCTAAACGTAATACGTGTCTTGTATGGGCAGTGAGCCAAGCCAGTTACGATGCACACGACAGACAGTTTATAGACTATGCTATGCTTGACAACTCAAAGACTGGCAAAGCAGGTGAAGCTGATATTATTATAGGCATAGGTAAGACTGGCTCAAGCGAGATAGATAACGTTGTTAGACACATCTGTATATCAAAAAACAAGATCAATGGGTGGCATGGCATGATTAACGCACAGATAGATATAGCAAGAGGAGTTTATTATTAACGATCAATTTAACAAAATATTAATTACAGCAATTGTCAGTCTTTATCTGTATGGATTTTATCTTGTTGCAGTAGAATTGTGGAGCATGTTATGAGTGATAAAGATTTAACATGGGTAATCTTGGGTATCTGGGGTTACTCTTTTTTAGGGGGATTCTTCTTTGGATAAATTAAATGTATTGACACTAGACGTTGAAACAACACATATAGAGAAACTTGGGGGTGGAACAACTGCATCGCCACACTTTAGAAATCGTTTAGTATCAGTGGGTTGGAAATGGTTGTTAAACGAAGATGTTAACTACAGATTTATCTACCACAAGGATGCTCCTATAATTGATGGAAGTCAATACACATGGATACAAAGTGATCTTGACAAAGCTGACGTTCTTGTTGGTCAAAATATAAAGTTTGATATCACATGGTTACGTGCTTGTGGATTTAAATATAATGGACATTTGTACGACACTATGGTGGCTGAATACCTAAAAGCAAAAGCACGTAAGTGGTCACTAAGTTTGGAGTCTCTTGCAAAACGATACAACGTCAAGCAAAAAGAGGTTGATCTGATTGCACCTTACTTAAAAGATAAAAAAACATTCTACGATATTCCTGCTGATATTGTAGAAGAGTATGGTAAAGCAGACGTGATTGCAACAGAACAAGTTGCAGTTAAACAATTAGAAGCCTTCGGCTTAACATTTGAGGAATTATATGAAACAGACATTAAGACTATCCTTTGAGATGACAGATACTCTATCTAGAATAGAGTCAAACGGATTGAAGATAAACCTAGATACACTAGCACAGATAGAAAAAGAATACGAAGAAGAGATGCACACGTTAGAGAACAAGCTGCGAGAACTTGCAAAGAAAGCTATGGGTGATACACCTATCAATCTAGCTAGTCCAGACGATAAAAGCATGTTGCTTTACTCACGTAAGGTCAAAGACAAAACACTTTGGTCAATGACATTTAATCTTGGACACGAAATGCGTGGCAATACAATTAAGCCTAAGATGAGAACACGGATGAAGAATACAGACTTTGTTCGACATGTAAGACAGATGACCAATATCGTGTACAAAACGATAGGCAGACAATGTTCAGATTGTAAAGGATATGGTCGTATCACTATGTACAAAAAAGATGGTACAATAGGTAAGGCAAAAAGAATATGTAAAACTTGCATAGGCAAGGGTGTGGTTTATACTTCAACTGGAGAAGTTGCAGGGTTTAAGATTATACCACGAACTGCACGAGATACAGCATCAGCAGGTTTTAAAACAGATAAGGTTACACTAGAAGATAGGATAACCGAACTCGAAGGGGATGGTCGTGAGTTCTGTGAAGCGTATATAAGGTACAATGCTTTGCGTACTTACTTATCAACTTTTGTGGAAGGAATGAAAAACAATGTTGATGAAAATAGTTTTATACATCCAGAGTTTATGCAGTGCGTTACAGCGACTGGTAGACTATCTAGCCGAAATCCTAATTTTCAAAATATGCCACGTGGATCAACGTTCGCTATTCGGAAGGTGGTGGAAAGCAGATATCCCAACGGAAGTATTCTTGAGGGAGATTACTCGCAACTTGAATTCAGAGTGGCAGGATTTCTTGCGAAAGATTCGCAGGTTTATAAAGATGTTTTAGATGGTACAGATGTACATAGTTATACAGCGTCTGTCATAGGTTGCAGTAGACAAGATGCAAAAGCACATACGTTTAAACCTTTGTATGGGGGTGTAAGTGGCACACGTAATCAACAAGCATACTATCAAAGATTTAAAGAGAAGTATGTACAAGTAAGTGAATGGCATAAAAAATTAGAAAAAGAAGCAGTCACTACTAAGATAATTAAACTACCATCTGGTCGTGAGTATTGTTTTCCAGATGCTAAATGGACTGAGTGGGGATCTGCAACAAACAGAACTGCGATATGTAACTATCCAGTACAAGGATTTGCAACTGCAGATCTGCTACCTATTGCCCTTGTCAGATTAGATAAGCAGATGCAAAAGTTAAAAATGAAATCTGTTATTTGCAACACCGTACATGATTCTATTGTGTTAGACGTACATCCAGACGAAAAAGATTTAGCAATCAAGGTGTTATCACAAGCTATGAGATCTCTACCTCAAGAGACAAAACGTAGGTATGACGTGTATTACGACATGCCAGTAGGTATAGAATTAAAAATAGGAAAGAATTGGCTTGACTTGGAAGAAGTAGCTATATAGGATTAGATTACATTAACCTTAAATAAACAGAAAAGGAAACATTTATGGATAATAATCTACAAACTATGTCAAGTGATATAGACAACATTGTTGCTACTTTTGGCAGTGATGAATCAGCTTTTATGGAACTAACTGGTCAGGCATCCATGCCTAAATCAGAAGGTCTATCTAGGCTGAACATAAATTACGATACAGAGACGGAAGATGGCGAGACACTAACTCGTGGCGATTGGAAGATGATGTATCATGGTGAGATGGTATTTGCAAAAGAAATACTTATTAAGCCAATACTAAGAACATTTGAATGGAGTATCTTCGATGCAGAGCAAGGAGTGTTCTCATCAAAGTCAGTCCAAAAGCCAACCATGTCAGGTGATTTTCCTGATACTGAGGGGGGCAATAAGTGTGGTCGTTTATCACAAGATGAAGAAGATAAGTTAAAAGATGATGATCCACTTAAATTAAAATCTAGATCAGCAGTATGTAATCAAGTGTTGTACTCTAAAGTTAGTGGAAAGTTTAGAAAAGCTAATGGAGAAGAGATAGAGATTAGTGAGCATCCTGCAGTTGCGTACTTTAAAAGGTCTGGGTTTTTACCAATACGAAACTTTATCGATAGTCTAACTAGACAGAAAAAGATTATGCAAAAGTGTTGGATTAGTTTAAAAACCGACAAGAAGAAAAGAGGATCTGTTACATATTTTGTACCAGTCCCAACGTTAAGTTCAGAAACTGATATCTTGGATGAAGACAAGGAGTTAATGAAGAAGTTTGCTGAGACTGTTAAAGCACATAATAAATCTGTGCTAGAACAGAGCAGAGAGTCTACTAAGTTAGAAACTAACAAGTCAGACGAAAGTTTAGCAGACGACTTCAATGCTGTTGCTGTTTAAAATCCAAGACTACATGGAACGTGCTAGTAAGGGGGAAGTTACCATTCCCCCTGAAGCCGTTTTAGACTTTGCAAATGATTGCAGAGATTCCGTTACCGTACAACTCAACAAAGAAAAAAGCTACAAATTAAGAATGTCTGGTTTAGGTAGACCAGTCTGTCAACAACTATTGGAAAAGAATGGTGTCCAACAAGAGACACAATACAATCTTTTATTTAGATTTTTATTCGGTGATATCGTAGAAGCAATAGCTGTTCTTGTATTAGAACAAGCAGGGGTAGATATTGTCGCAAAACAAAAAGCAGTCAAACTTACGATCGGTGGATCAGAAGTTACTGGCACATTAGATTTAATTATACGAGATGAAACTGGACAAGAGAAAGTCTGGGATATCAAGTCTGCTAGTGAGTGGGCATACAAGTTTAAGTACACTGGTTATGGTGGTTACGATAAGATAAAAGAAGATGATCCATTTGGCTACATCATGCAAGGTCATTTATATGGAGAAGCAACTGGATTACCTTTTGGTGGGTGGATAGTTGTCAACAAATCAAGTGGTGAAGTTGCCGTGGTTGAAGCACCAGAGTGGCAAGATCAAGATAGAAAAGAATACTTAGAGGATGCAAAGAAGCGTGTACAGTTTCTAAACAGACCATTTAGTGAGTTTGTTGTGCCATACAAAGATGAGTTTGAAGAATACAAAGGCGAACGAACTGGCAACAAGCTTATGCCAAAGCCTTGCAACATGTGTGGGTATAAAAATTATTGTTGGAAAAATGCAACCTTACATGATAAGATCACATCAAAAGCTAAACAGCCACCTCAAGTGTGGTACACCAGATTAAAAAAGAAAGCATTGTAATGCCAGTATTGTACGCAAGAAATTACGTAGCAGAACTTATGGAATTAAACGAGGACATGTACCACGTTTATATAGACTCCCATGTGGAGACTGGTGGTGGGAGAGAAACAGTTTTTTTACGTCAACATGAAAGAGGTATTCCCCTTACTCTTCGTGAAAACTTTTCAGAAAACGGCTCTCTCACTTCCAACACAGAACAACGAGATATAGTAAAGGTAGAAAATGAATTTCAAACTATTGGTTACGCACTTAGTCAGGGTAAAATAATATGCCTTCCGATGTTTCCCCTAACAATCCAACTTATCACAATAGAAAAACAATCCCCCAAACTGGCAGGGTACATAAACAAAAGGATTCAATCGTTAGGATTGGAGATGAAACCAATATGAGATACAGATCTAAGTTTGAATTAGAACTAGCTAAAGTTCTTGTGCGTCACAAAGTTAAGTTTCAGTACGAATCTAAAAAATTTTTGTATATACCTAAACCTAGAACGTATACACCAGATTTCTACATACCTGACACTAATATATTTATAGAAGCAAAAGGACATCTTGATAAAGCAGACAGAGTAAAGATGGCACTTGTAAAAGAGCAACATAAAGACCTTGATATACGTTTTGTATTTATGAACGCTAAGAATAAAATTTATAAGGGTAGTAAAACAACGTATGCCGATTGGTGTCTTAGGCACGATTTTCAGTGGGCAGAAAAAACAATACCTTTGGAGTGGTTTAAAAATGGAAAAAGATGAAGTAGAAAATTTTATTAAAGAAATGGGATTGGCAAAAGGCAACTACTATATCATTCTTCAAGATGTGGGTGAGGATAAATTTAAAATGATGGCTTACGACACAACTGGTAAAGAACACAAAGATGAAAAAGACCACTCTGTTGCATCGATAATGCACGAAGGTTTAGTGGGGTTGCTTACAACAAAGGGAGAAGAACTATTTAACTTTGGTTATTCTGAGTTGGCATATAGGTATTCAACTGGTAGAATGTTTGATGAAATATTAGACGAAGAAGATAAACATAAAGAAGTAAAATACAGAGATAACGTGATAGAGGTTGATTTTGGCAAAGATTAATGATAAGAATAAAGAACCAGAACGGTATTACGACTGGATAGGTTGGAAACTAAAACAAGAAAGAAAGAAGATGAAGAACGGAAAATTAGATTATCATAAAAATATGGAAGATATGGTCAATCATCCACCACATTACAATCAGGCAGGCATTGAAGCCTTAGATGCAATTTTAGCGGCCACAAACGAAGGCAGTGAATATTATCTACAAGGTAATATAATAAAATATCTTTGGAGATATAGATATAAGAATGGGTCACAAGATCTAGAGAAAGCTTTGTTCTATTTACAGAAGATGATTAAAGTAGTAAAAAAATTAGAGGAGAATGATAATGTCAATATCAAATAGTTTACCTACCTCTTATCAACAGTTCATACATAAGTCACGCTATGCGAGATGGCTTGATGACGAGGGGAGAAGAGAAAACTGGCACGAGACTGTAGAAAGATACGTTTCGTTCATGGAAAAAGCACTTTTAGAAAAACACAATTACAAGCTCTCTGAGGGCGATAAAGTAATCATTACAGAGTATATAACCAATCTTAGTGTTATGCCCTCTATGCGATCCTTAATGACAGCAGGAGAAGCACTTGAGAGGGACAATGTATGTGGTTACAACTGTAGTTACCTACCAGTAGATAGTCCACGTTCATTTGATGAAGCGATGTACATACTGATGTGTGGAACTGGAGTGGGTTTTTCTGTAGAAAGAGAGAACGTAGAAAAGTTACCAGTCATCAGTGAAAGTATGCAGAAGTCCGATGTTGTTATTGTCGTTGATGATAGTAAGATGGGTTGGGCAAAAGCCTATCGTGAATTGATTGCTTTACTCTATTCAGGTATGATACCAAGTTGGGATGTATCTAAGATACGACCTGCAGGTGCTAGACTTAAAGTTATGGGTGGCAGAGCATCAGGACCTAATCCGTTGGTTGATCTATTTAAGTTTACTGTTCGTAAGTTTGAAGAAGCAAAAGGTCGTAAATTGTTTCCAATAGAGTGTCACGATATTATGTGTAAGGTTGGAGAAGTTGTAGTAGTTGGTGGGGTCAGAAGATCTGCACTTATTAGTCTATCTAATTTAAACGATGATCAAATGAGACATGCTAAAACTGGAGAGTGGTGGAGTGCAAATGGACAACGATCACTTGCAAATAACTCTGTTGCTTATAAAGGCAAGCCTAAGATGGAAACTTATATGAGAGAATGGTTATCTTTGTATGAGTCAAAGTCTGGAGAACGTGGTATGTTCAATAGGCAGGCCGCAGATAGTCAAGTCGCTAAAAATGGTAGAAGAGAAACTGGCTATATGTGGGGTACAAATCCTTGCTCAGAGATTATATTAAGACCATATCAGTTCTGCAATCTATCAGAAGTAGTTGTAAGAGAAACAGATGATCTTGCTACTTTAAGAAGTAAAGTACGTGTTGCAACCATACTGGGTACGTTTCAATCTACCTTAACAGATCTCAAGTATATACGTAAGATTTGGAAGAAGAATACAGAAGATGAAAGATTGTTAGGAGTTTCCTTGACTGGTATCATGGATCATCCTATACTGTCTAAGATGACTGATTCAAAGATATGGTTACAAGACATGAAACAAATGGCAATAGATACAAATAGAGAGTATGCTGAAGCAATAGGTATACCACAATCTACTGCTATAACTTGTGTCAAGCCAAGTGGCACAGTATCTCAACTTGTAGATGCTGCGTCAGGTATACACGCTAGACACAATGATTTCTATATAAGAACCGTGCGTGGGGACAACAAAGATCCCCTAACAGAGTTTATGAAAATGGAAGGCATACCTAATGAGCCAGACGTAATGAAGCCAGATAGCGTAACTGTCTTTTCTTTTCCAATGAAGTCGCCAAGTGGTGCAATCACCAGAACGGAGATGGGTGCAGTAGAACAACTAGAGTTATGGAAGTTATATGCAACCTACTGGTGTGAACACAAACCATCCGTTACAATCACTGTAAAAGAAGAAGAATGGATGGAAGTTGGTGCGTGGGTGTACGAGAACTTTGACATCTCGTCTGGGGTTTCCTTTCTTCCCCATAGTGATCACACCTACAAGCAAGCACCTTATCAAGATATAAATGCAAGAGAGTTTAACGCTTGGAACAAGAAAGTTCCGTTGACGTTAGACTGGTCTAAGTTTTCTGATTTTGAGAAGGAAGATAATACAACTGGATCTCGTGAACTGGCATGCACTGCAGATGCCTGCGAAGTCGTGGACTTAGGTGCATCGTGATTACAGAGATACAGATTAACAGCGATTACATGAGCCGTGCGAGGGAAAAGGCTTCTTCTGTAGGCATACTGCAGGGGAGTATTACAGGTGGCACACGAAACGTTATAGGTGCGATAGGCGAGGTAGTCGTTGCTGATAGTATTAATGCTGATGAGATAAGCACATACGATTATGATCTTGTTAAAGATGGGAAACGTATAGATGTTAAGACTAAACGTTGCAACACTAAACCTCTGCCCTACTATGAATGTTCTGTCGCACTTCATGGTACGAAGCAAGATTGTGATACGTATGTGTTCGTCAGAGTTTTATCTGACATGAGTAAAGCTTGGATATTGGGTAGCATATCTAAGCAAGATTTTTATGACAGAGCTACCCTATATAGAAAAGGGGACATCGATCAAGACAACGGCTTTGTGTTTAAAGCTGATTGTTACAATCTAAGAATAGATAAGTTGAGTCCTATCCATGCAATTCAAAAGTAAAGTAAAAGCTAAGTTATTTTCACTAGAATACTATTTAAATAAAGATGGTAATGTGGAGATGCTATATGAAGCAGTAAAACCAGAAGATCTGGAAAGAGAACTTAATTCAGGTTTGCCTATGTATACTGGCACAAGTCAAGTTGCATCATTGCTTCGATATTTAAGGAAGATGGGGGATGAGATAATTAAAGGAAGTGGTAATTACGTATGAAGATTTTTTTATTACTATTTTTATTTATTAGCTCATTTGCACTAGCAGGAGAATGGAATGATAAACCAGTTATGTGTGCGAAAGCTGAAGAGATATTTTACGTTATAAATGATAAAAATGAAAAGATATCATTTGAAGCTAAACAGTTTACCAAGGTGCGTAATAAAAATGGTTTATCTGATATACCTGCGTATATACCTCTGCAGGTATATATGAATAAAAAAACTGGAACATACACTATTGTAGAGTATCATCCCAGTTATGACACGTATTGTGTTATCAGTTATGGTACAGAGTTTAAACAGTTTTTTTCTTTTTAGATTTATTTTCTCATCATAGCAAAATCTGCACCTGATATTTTACCATCTTTGTTTTTGTCTAATTTCTTTTGGCCGCCAACGAGTTTGCCACCATTACTTTTATTTTCAAACTTTTTAATAGCACCACCAAGATTCATACCCATGCTAAATCTTTTGGGTTCAGTAGCACCCATGTTTTTTGCCATAGTCGTTGGTTGCACTCTGTTTTGTTCAGCGAGTCCACCCATAGGTTTACGTGGCATTGCCATACCACCACCATACATTTTTGTTGGGCGTTGTCCATTGTTATATTGTTTCATTAATTATCTCCTTATTATGTTGCAGGTTCATCTTCTTCTTCAGATAAAAAGAATTGAGGTATTATTATATCCATCCTAGCATACTCAGTTAAAACAAAATCCTTTACTAAAACAGAAAATTTACTTATTTCTGCAGGTGTTAATTTCTCTGGATTTTCTAACATCTGTCTCATTAATCGAGAAGCATCTCTACTAGAACCTGCAAGCTGTAACATTTCTATTCCTGCATTACTTGCTAATCTAAAAGCTATTTCAGCACCGACATAAGTTGGACTAACCATACCTCTAGCCAAGTTAAAAGCTCTACTTATTAATTCGTTGTTGCTCATACCTCTAGCAATTCCAGATATTCTTTTGACATCGGCAAAAGCATCTTGCTCTTTAACAAGTAAGTCAACAATAGCTTCAAAATTGTCAGCAATATCTTTACCTAATATTTCATCAAATACTTCTCTTCTATCTCTTATATCACCGAGTAACTTTGCAGGGTCTTTGAAACCTTGTAAAGATGAAAAACCACCCCCAAATGTCGGTATTTTTTTACCTGCTATAGGAGCTAGTCCTCCTGCTTTCATCATGCCTTTATTTACGAGATATAAAAGAGCATTGTCAAACTCTTCTCTTTTAAATCCCTTTGCTATTGCTTCTTTTCTTATTCTTCTAATATCATCTGCTGTCCCATTTAGAACATACTGCATATAAAATCCTTCTGGGTTTCTTTTAAATCCAGATATAGTTTCTATTTCTTCTACTATTTTATTTCTTTTATTTAACAGGCTACTCTCATTCTTTTGCAAATTGAGTATTTGTTTATTTCCTGTTCTTCTAATTTTTTCGTAAACTTCTTGAGCTTTTTTGTATTTAGATATATGTTTAACAATATCCTTTTCATCTTCGATAATTTTTGTTAAATCTAACATATTTTCTGTAACTTTTTCTCCGTTTCTTATAACGACAACGTTAGTCAAGTTACTTAAATCAGTTAATCTTTCTGTATTTATTTGACCAAAATTATAACCTGCTGTTAAAGTTTTTTTATCTTTTAAAGTTACTCTCACTCTTGGATCAATTTGTTCTGTTATCTTTAAAAGTTTTGCGGCCCAATCACTGTAGAGTTGATTTGATAAAGCTGATTTAAAAGCATCATATTTTGCTTTACCTAAAGGATCATCTAAATTAAACACAGGCACATTTCCGTCAACTTCAAAATCGGATAACTGTCTGTAAAAATCATAAAATTTATCTCTAAACTTTATGTAGTCAGCATCTAACCCAGACTTTAAATATTTCTCTATATCAGGAACAAACTCCATAATTAATTCTTGAGGATTTTTACCTTTATATATGTTAGACCAAAATACATTTGTACCTGCTTTTGTAGTTTCTTGTACTCTCCCAGATTTAGACTTCATGTACTTTGTTAGCACTCCACTACCATCTATTCTATCAAAAACTTCTTTTTTGTAATTAGCGTTTGCTTTCACAAAGGCTTCATAGTATTCAGGTGCTTGTTCTTCTACTAATTTTAGTATACTGTCAGACTCTTGGGTAAATTTTGAAAACATAATGTTTTTACCCTTGCCTGCATCATATCTATATGCGTAATCCCTAAATGCTGCATAAAGTTCTGTTACCTCACTAGGAAGTGCATCAAAACCTTTCAACTCTCCTTTTTCGTACCAATACAAAGCTACATCCATAGCATCAGGATTTTTACCTAAGTAATGTTTACTTTGTTTATTCTTGTGCATTTCTAATAACTGATCAAAAGACTTACCTTGTATACCTTTTAAAGAACGTTCAGCCATGCCCTGTAAAGCAACAAGTAACTTTTTGTTAACAGGACTGTCATAAAATTCACCTGTTGAACTGAAAAACCCTCTAAAATCTTTAGCTCTTTCAGGATCAGCTATTTCTTTAAATTTGTACATGAGATCAGTTATATTTATACTTCTGCTTTCGTTTTTAAACAATTGATCTAATTCTTTGTAACCTAATTTACCTCTTGCGTAAAAAGACAGTATGTGTGTATCAAATACTTGCTCAAGAGTTTTAGCACTTTTGTTAAGAAAATCTTTACTTTGTTTATTACTTGCTATTAAATCTGATCTTTGTTTTATTAAACTAAAAATTTTAGTAGCACTTTTTTCTTGTGCTTCTGCGTCAGATATTAAAGGTTCTAATCTTTTTATCAGTTGTGTATTCCCATCAAACAACAAATCTAATATTTTTGGATCTACTGTTTTATCTTCATCTAAAAACACACTCTCTAATAAAGCATCAAAATTCTCGTCTAGTTTAAGTTGAGCATTTGCAAGATCATTCTTTTGAGCATCAAACATGTCGTCATATCTTTTTACAAAGTTTTCAACTACAGATGGGTCTTTTATGTCAGTTCTGTTCAATAACTTTTTTCTCATATTTTCTATGACTAATGATACTAACTCAAGTTGTTTCTCTTGTGCCATAGATAAATCTTGAACTTCTTGCATAAGATATAAACTTTTTATGTCTCCTAACATTATTTCTTTATTGTTCATTATATATGCACTTTTTAGCCATGTAAGTCCTGATGCTTGGGCAAAAGGTGCTTGAACAATTGCTCTTATTGTTTCTTGTTCACTTGCAGGAAATTGTCTTATAACAGCTTCCTCTGCATCAACTTGATTTTTTAAATTAATTAAAATCTCTTTTCTTCTATCAGCAGGGAGTATTGATGCTAGTTTGGTTATGTATTCCCATCCTCTTTTTTCTTTAAATGTTAATCCTTTTCCATTTCTCTCAGGTCTTTGTCTAACTAATAAATCAAATTCTTTTAAATCCTTACTTCTAAATAATTCATCAGTGTATTTTGATATTTTTGTAAAATCTAACATTACATCTTTTACATTACCCAACTGTCCTATTACATAATTAGCAGGCATCTTTACTGTGTCTCCAAGTGTAAAAGTTTTTGTAAAGGGGACTTTTATAAATCCTGCTATGTGTATTAGTGAACCAACGCCTTGAGCAGTATAGTAATCCATCCAATCCCACTTTTCTGCTAAGAATTCTGTTGCAACTAATTGTGTTAGTGAAACAGGCAGAGCTATTTTTGCAGCATCGTTGAATATTGGTTTAGTTCTTCGCATTATAGTGTTACGAAATATTTTACCTTTTAGAGCCGATAGTTCTTTTTCTCTTTTAATAAATAAGAGATTTGTATTAGGATCAATACCCTTTTTTTCTAAATATCTTTTAACACCTCTAAGTTGTTTGCCTTTGTCACTGTAATCTTTTACCATTTTAGCAAACTGATTTTCGTTTTCAAAAATTCTTAAACCTAGTTTATACTTATCTTCGTTAAACTTAGGAAATATTTTTAAATCTGCTGCCATAGCACGAGCTGCTTGAATATCACTCATTCCTGCATACTTAAAGTTTCCTTGTGCTGCTTGCTCTATTTTAAATTTGCTGACATCTTGTCTTAGTCTTAGGACTTCTTTTTTTGCACCCCTTGCCTTTATTTTACTTATTCCGTAAGCTCCTGCCATAGCTTCTCCAGATAAAAGTAAGTAAGACTCAAGAGTTGTTAATTGCTCCAAAGATTCGTTTAAAAAAATTTGTGCTTGATCTTCGGATACTATTTTTCTTTTTATACGCCTGCCATCTTCTTCAAAAGTTGCAATCCTATTATACTGATCTTCAGTTATCTTATTAGTGTTTTTAAGTTCAAGTAGTTCTTCATGGATAGCATCGTTTACGTAATCAGATAAAATAACAGGATCTGATCCGTATAACCACCCTTTCCACGTTTCTCTAAACTTTTCTCTATCAGGTTCTCTAGAGTTCCAACTTGCCTGCATTCCATCAAAAAAACTTCTTGTATTGTCAGTCATGCCATCTTTAATTGCTAAAGCTCCGTCTCTTAATAAGTTTATCATAAATGGAGGTAGGTCAACGGTAAAAGTATTGGTTATTTCACTTCCTGTCTGTGTCATATTATCCCAAAATTCACCTGTAGTTATCCTTTTCATTAATATGCCATGAACGATATTTTTATCTTCCTTTGTATAGGCAGATATATTATCTCCGACTTTTGAAACTAAAGGATATAAAGATTTACGACTTTCAAAATAAAGTTTTTGTTTATCGTATAAGTCAAACTCTTGATTAGCCATTTGTTCAAGAGCATTTTTAGTAGGTGAAAATTTACTGTCTACTGTAAAAGGTGTAGGTACAGTTTGATTTTTTCTAACACTGTTGATTAATTCAACACTTCTCTGTAATATCTTTTGAGACTCAGATGTAAAATCAGGAAATTGATTTCGATTATTTAAAAAATAAACTGCTCTTTTTGCTTTATTAAAAGTGTCCTCAGACAGTTCAGCAGGAGCAGGTTTATTATTATTTATTAAATCTGTAAGTTGATTAATGGTGTAAGGTTGATTAAGTTCAGCAATGCTTATTTCTGCTTCCCTTTTCATTTCCGTGCCATAAATACCTGCTGTAACTCCCTTAGGGGTTACTATGCCACTATCAATATCTATTCTAGGTATATTAGCAACGTTTGGAGCATTTACATTTTTTTCATCTCCATACTTTGTGCTTATAGGTCGTAGTATATTTTTTGTGACAGAAGCTTCGTCTGCGACAAATTCTTTAGTTGGATCTTTAGTATCGGATTTAGGGGGTACTGCTAAGTCTACACCTCTGTTATCTTTTTTACTTTGATCTTGTTTATTTAAAGAATTATTCTTGTCTTTTGTTTCGTCTTTTTTTTGAACAGTAACGTTATCAAATTCAGTAGGATCTACGATTGTGTTTTGTTGTTCTTGCAATTCCATACTTTTAAAATACCTTATATGCTTGTTTCAAAATCATCTTCATTGAGTAAAGCTCCAAACGGATCTTTCTGATCGATATATTTACCAGTAGGTAATCCTTTTTTATTAAGCTCTGGGACATATCTTCTATTGCCTTTATACATTTCATTCTTATTACGTTTGCCTGTACCCTCATCATCAGGGGCATCTACAAAGCTGTCTAATATACCGTTCAATTTTTGATTAGCCATTAAGATTTGAACTTGGCGTTTAGTAAATCCTTTTCCAACTGTATCAGAAATAATGTTGTTTATCATTTCCAATCTTTCAAACTTTTTATTAAAATCCCTTTGAACATCTTTTAACATCACAACTTTTCTTTCTTTAGCCATGAATAAACCTGATGCACCTAATCTTCTCATTTGTACTTCAAAATCTTGGTTAGATAATCTACCTGATGGGTCTACAGCTCTAGCCATAGATGCCGCTAGAAATATAATCATGGACTCTTGTAAACCTAAATTCAAAGTATCTTTGTATATACTATGTCCTTCACCCCTTACTTTTTTTATAACTTCTTCAATTCTTTTTAGCGATATATCTTTATCAGTAGTACCTGCCCCACCGATTAGAACTGCAAGTTGTGATGCCGTACCACCTTCTTTAAAACTTACGTCACCAAAAAATGTTGTCAGTGCATTAGTTATACCACCTGCAGAACTTGTCCTACCTACAACTTGTAATAATTGATTTATTTTATTTTTAGTATCAGTTGTTGCTGTAAACCTTTCTTTAAAAGATTCAATATCTTCCCCTATAAACTCTTTAAATATATCATTCTTATTCATAGAAGTAGTGCTAACCTCGTAGCCGTCAGTGCCAGTAAAAAAAGAATTGTCACTTTCATTTAATTTTATTAAAGGAGCTATTGCTCGTATTATATTAGGTCTATCTAAACCTTTTTGATTAGTGTAAGCTAACAACGCTAACTTTTCAGAGTTATTCATTTCTGATAAAGGTTTATTTGCACCCAACTGTCTCATATTAATTGCGTGAAACAATAACGGAAAATGATTTCTAACTTTATTAGGTAGTATAACACGCCCATCATCTGCTACTGTTATCTCTGGTTTATCTTTGGAAGTGCTTATTCTGTAAGCTTCAACAAACTTACTTACATTATTTTTACCTATAAATCCATTATCGACTGCCATTTTACTCAGAGTTTTAAATTTCTCTTCGTTATCAAATTTAAATATGCCAAATTTATTTGCATCATTTAAAAATACAAAAGAGTTTTTAGGCATACCTTGAGAAGCGTCTGTAGTATCAGTATCTGTGTCGCTTGTTTCATTAAACTTGTCAACAGCGTTATCTATTTCTATGTTTAATTGATTTTTGTCATTTTTTAGAACCCTATCAAAAGCATTATAAAATGTTCCAAATCTTCCTTTTGTGTCAGGTTTTATAAGTTGAGATGTATACCCATCTTTTGAATCAACTTTTATTAAGTTATCTTTAAAGAAAAATCCTGCAAAGTTTTTATGATCACTGGTAAATTTTTGTTTAGCTAAAGCACCCTCGTTTGTTTCTAAAAAATCTGTAAGGTTGCTAGTTTCTGAAGGATTTTTTGTTATATAATCTTTAAAAGCATCAAAAAACATGGTTGCTCTTTGAGGACCTTTTACAGATTTTGTATCAAAAAAATCAGAATTGATTGGTATCTTGTAAGTTCCTAATTCATAAAATCTTTTAGTATCATCAGTGGCGTTTACTATGGTCGATAGTTTATCCATATCTAATCTAAGTCTTGGGCCTGCTCTACCAAATATATCTATGCCCTCTCTTCCTTCAAGCGTTGTCTTTGCTTCTTTTAGCATATTACCTAATTCTTGTGGCACTTTTTTTTTAGGGTCAAGAGCTGCGGCAAACAATGTATCTTCTAACGCAGCCAGTCTTTGATCATCTGTAGCACGAGCTTGCTGTTCTTGTTGTATGTTGCGTGTAAAACCACCAACTAAACCTTTTACTAATCCTAATCCAAAACTCATTATTCTTCTTCTTCTGTTACTGTAGGTTGCATATTTAAAAAGTTTTCTTCAAGAGGTCTATCACCCTCACGTATTGACTCATTTATATTTTCTTTTATGAATTCAAACATACGTGGGTTATTTGTTTTAATCATCTTGAAGAATGATTCGTCACTCATCTTACCTTCTTCTTCTGCATCTCTGTTTTCAAACATACGGTAAGGTATATTTTCTGCTTCTGCCATGCCTGCCATTACAACAGACAAAGGTGCTTTAATTAGTAATCCAACATCAGGTGAGAATCTACCTTCGTGAAATCCTTGTAATATATAGCCTTCTACCATAGTTTCAATAGAAACGCCACCTAAAAGCAACTTTAACATTTCGTCTTTTGTTCTTTTCTTTTTAAGAGAGTTTATTGCTTTAGTTAATACTATCTCTGGATCAACGTCAACAGGTGGGTTACCCCATGCCCATTGAGTGTTGTCTATTGTTAAAGAATGACCCGGAGGTGCAACAGCAAAATCATCTTTTGCTTCGATTGTTCCCATCATAGGTTGAATGTCTTGATTCATTTCTTCCATTAACTTCTCGCTGTTGTTTTTTGTGATCTTTTACTAATACCCTTAACTTGTGTAGTTCCTAATCCTATTGTTTTACTTCCTATGCCTTTTGTTGGTCTAACAAGATATTGAGAGAACATGTTATTCATCTGTTGATTATATGAACTTTGTGCCAATGCTGTTAATGCTGATCTAACATCTGGATTGTTATACCCTATATTTACTGGGTTGCTTGTTATAGGACTGGTTTGTGTCATAGCTCGTGAAGTTCTAAAATCTGCCCC